TAAAATTCTTCGTCAAACTGATGAGGAGATTATTGAACAGGATAAGTTGATGAAGAAAGAAATTGCTGATGGGGTTATTCCTGATCCAGCTATGATGATGGACCCAAATATGGCAGGAGGTTCTGGTGGTGATCTAGGTCAACCAGTGATGGAACCTGACTTAGAGGGTCAAGGCGCAGCCACTGAAGCAGATGGTAAAGCTGCTGAAATGCCTAAAGGTGGTGAAATCTAATAAATAAACTGTAAGTATTTTAAAACAATGGACGAATTACTTGATATGATTACCCAAGATGAGAGTCCCTCTCAAGTGAGTGACGCTATCAAAGATATGCTGTATGCAAAATCTGCAGAGAAGATAGGTGCTCATAAAGATTCAGTAGCATCTTCACTTTTTGGTGATTCCTCAGAAGAACCAGAGGAGGTAGAAACAGAAGTGGATACTGAGATAGAGGCAGAGGCAGAGTCTGAGGAGGAATCTGAAGAAGAGGATGAGGAATAATTATAAATAAATAAAATGATTCTGTATAAAGGGAATGACGCTTAGGACAGTTGGAGCAGGAACTTCAATAACCACAGGCACAGCATCTCAGCAGTCAATACCAATATCTGGTAAATCTACTGCTTTGAGGATTGTTGCTACTGGACAAAATACACATGTTGCTATTGGAACAGAACCTGCTGCAGCAGTAACTGATTTTATAATTCCAAAAGATAGTGCTGCTGTATTAGGATTTACTAATACATCTGCTAGGGTGGTTAGTTATACTAAAGGATCAACTACTATATTAGATTTCCCAGAAGGAACATCATCTCCTTTTGGAGTAGGAGACTATGTTAGTTTAAGTTGTTCAACTCAAACAGATTTTGATTTTACTCATAAGAGAGTAAAGACTGTATTTAATAAATCTAGCGCTGCAAATAGAGGGTTAGGAGAAAATTTCTTTGGACAAAGAATCATAGTTGAACACAATAGTGGTTCAGTTAGTGGTACTTTTAATGATCCAGATGCAACTTTGAGGGCATCTTTTAAAGTTGCTGCTAGAACTGATAGTGGTTCTGGTAAAGTATACATTCAACAAGTTCAAATCACAGGACAAGCATAATGAAACTTATCAGAGAAGAAATAGAATCAGTTGAATTTATCGTTGAAAATAGAGGCGGTAAAAAACAACTTTATATTGAAGGAGTTTTTCTTCAAGGAAACATAAAGAACAGAAATGGTCGTATGTATCCTATGGAGACACTTCGTAGAGAAGTTTCTCGTTATAATGAAAATCATGTGGTATCAGGGAGAGCACTTGGAGAACTGGGACACCCAGAAGGTCCAACTGTCAACCTTGATAGAGTGTCTCATAAAATTACTTCACTTAAAGAAAGTGGTTCTAATTTTATAGGAAAAGCAAAAATCCTCTCTACCCCAATGGGTAAAATTGCATCTTCATTGATAGGTGAAGGTGTGAAGTTAGGTGTTTCTTCTAGGGGTATTGGTTCACTGAAGCAAACTCGTGAAGGAATTAATGTTGTTGGTGAAGACTTTATGTTAGCAACAGCAGCAGATATAGTAGCTGATCCTTCAGCACCAGATGCATTTGTATCTGGAATTATGGAAGGAAAAGATTGGGTATGGGATGGAGGTATTCTTCGTGAGAAGTATGCTGAAAAAACATACAAAACAATCAACACATTAGTTGATCAAAAGAAATTAGATGAGCATAAGTTAAATCTTTTTAACGATTTCTTATCAAACTTATAACTTATCTAAATAAATATAGTTTAATACTCGGATAATCAGAGGGTTTACCAATGTCTCGTGGAGATTTACAAGAAATGGAAGTAGGCACTAACCAATCTAAGGGTCCTGTAACTGCAAATGCAAAGGCAGGTGATCCTATGCCAAAGTTAACTACTGGTGGTACATCAGTTAGTTATGAGGATCTTGGTGGTCCAACACCAGAAAATTACAAACCAGATGATGACTCTGCAAAGATAAAGGAACCTAAGATTAAGACTGTGAAAGATGTAGTTAACAAGGGTGCAAAATCAGGTGTTCAATCTGGTGATGTGCAACCTGGTTCAAAGTTAGCAAATGCTGCAGAAGAAGTAGAAACAGAAGAAGAAGTAGTTGCTGAAGAAGAAGTTACTACAGAAGACACAGTAGAGGAAGAAACAATAGAAGTTGACATTGAAGCAGATGTCAATGCTCTTTTAGGTGGTGAAGAACTATCTGAAGAGTTTAGAGAAAAAGCAAAGACAGTTTTTGAGGCTGCTTTGAACTCTAAAGTTTCTGAACTTGCTGAGAGTATGCAAGCTCAGTATGATGAGAAACTTGCAGAAGAGGTAGAGTCAACTAAGTCTGCACTTGCAGAAAGAGTTGATCAGTACCTTGAGTATGTTGCTGAAGAGTGGTTCGTTGAAAATGAACTTGCTATTGAGCATGGACTCAAAACAGAATTGACAGAATCATTCCTTGGTGGAATGAAAAATCTTTTTGAAGAACATTATGTACAAATCCCTGATGATAAATATGATGTGCTAGAAAGCATGGTAGAAAAACTAGATGACATGGAGACCAAGCTCAACGAGCAGATAGAGAAAAACATTTCACTCAATGGTAGACTTTCTGAGTCTGTTGCTGATGGAATTTTGGATCAAGTTTCTGATGGCCTTGCTGCCACTCAGAAGGAGAAGCTCGCCTCACTTTCTGAAAGTGTAGAGTTTGAAAGTGAAGGACAATATCGTGAAAAGTTGGAGACTTTGAGGGAGTCTTACTTCCCAGGCAATACTCCAAGGGCAACAGGAGAAACAATTTCTGAGACTGTAGATGCTACACAGGGAGATATCTCTGGTTCAATGGCTGCATATCTTAAGACATTGCACTCTGTTACTAAGAAATGATTTTAGTATTTTAATCAAACAAAAACACAAAGAGGTAAACGCAAATGTTCAATGCTGAACATCTGCAGGAAAAGTGGGCTCCTTTGCTTAATGCAGAGGGAGTTGATGAGATCAAA